CAAGACGAATCTTCTTGGTAGTAAGTTCGACCTTAGAGAATGTTGCACCTGTGTTTGTGTAGTTACCAACTGCTTGCGCTGCTGCACGAATTACACGCTCACCGACGTTTACCTTCTCAAGTTCCATTGAGTTAGCCTTCATTGTTACACGACGGCCATCCTTTGCTAATACTGTTGCGTCCCAAACATAGTCGATAAAACGACGTGCCTGCTCAGGGCGCAAAATTCCAGAAGCCGCTGAACCACTAGGGTTAACAGCGTTTGCTCCGCTTGTAGATCCAAGAGTTGCTGTTGGAATATTTCCAAGTGTATCTGCACCTGGGTTACTTACTCCACCAATTCCACCTGATGCGAAAGCACCTTGGCCTTGGTACAGACCTGGAGTTGTTCCTCCTAGATTTGCACTCTCGCCTGGCTGGTTTTTGATTATTTCTTCTGACATATTGTCACCTCCTAGTGATTTGTTCATTTGAATAGATCGGCTGTTTTGAGGAAACTACCGCCCCATAGGGATTTTTCAACCGTTTCAGGTTGATTCTGAAAGATATCGCCGATATCTCCAGACTTTCGGAATGCGGTGTCTGCTTCCACAGCGTCTACTCGTTTTCCAAATTCATTAAACTCATTTGATACTGCTGCAATATCTTTTGCAACTGCTGCAAATGAATCCTTTACTGTATCAACATCGACCTTTGAAGACTTAAGAAGTTCTACTTCTGCTTGCAAAGACTTTACTGTTGACACTAGATCGCTAAAGGCTGATTCTAGAGTATTCTTCATTTCAGTAACTGCTTCTGCAATTACCTCTTCTGACTTAGATACTTCTACAACTGCTTCTGTTACTGCTTCAACTGAGTCGGCAACTGGTGCCTCTCCGTTGATATCTACAAGTGCCTTCTCAACTTCAACAACCTCTGTTGTTTCTGTCTCTTCTGCCTTTGTAATTTCTTCAGTAACCTCTGCAACTGCTGCATCTGCCTCTGGAGCGACCACAACATCTTCAATTACGTCTGTCTTTTCAACTTGTGTTTTTGATTTTGTCATAGGTTGTACCTCCTTGTTAATCTTAGAAGTATTAATGCCTTTAGCACTATCAACTAAGAATTTTATCATGTCTGTCTTTTCATTATCCGTTTTTTCAACGAAACCTATGTTTTCCATTTGCTCACCAGTAGTTGGGCTTACCTCTGACTCATTTTCTGAAACCATTACGAGACCTGATTCCTTATCATAAAAAACATTCTCTAAAACTGTTTCGTCACCCTTAATAACATCTACTCCGTCAACCTTTTCAACAGATACAATGTTTGCAAATTGATTTGCTGGGGAATCTACAAGACTCAACTCAATCAAATCATATTGCTTAATAATTCTAATTGCCTTGTCTGACTTCTCGTCAAACCCTTCATCCCACTTGTTCATACGTCCACCAATAGAAAAACCAGTTAGTGTTCCATCTAGAACTTTTTCCCAAGTATCTTGTGCACCCTTTGAAACATATGCTGATACAAATACTCCGTTATAAAACTTCTTTGATTCTGGATCAAAATACTTATCTGCTTTGAATGATACCATCTTGCCTACTGCTAGTGGCTGATGCATTTCTCTAATGTTCCCTCGGAATTTTGCAAAAGCCTCCATTGATGCTTCTGCTGTTACAATGTCATCCTGCTTATCAACATTGTCTAAAGATGCAAATCCAGAAACAACTCTACGCTCCTTGTCCACCTTAGTAAGTGGCATGGAAAGACGTAAATTTTCCCCATCTGAGTTCCAATGGGCCTTGGATATATTGCTCACCATTATATTATACCCTCCGTTTTATATAAGTATCACATTGTGGACAAATTGGACATTAAGGAGTTTTTCTTCCTTCACCCTTTGGGTTTCGTCCAGCGACAGTCGATGAACTGTCAGAGTTGTTGTTTGTTCTTTCAGCATCTCTGGCTCTTGTAGTAGTTGCCTCTGCTGCTGCTTCTGGTTTAAGGTCTAGGACCTCATCACCACCATCTCTTTGTGGCATGTCCAAAACAACTCTTGCCTCGTTAGGAGTCATGATCTGATTCTTAACGTATCTTTCAAGAATTTGAGACTGTGCAATTTCATCTGTCAGTGTCAACTCGTTAAATACAAACTCAATGATATCTGTCTTTTCACGAATAATCTTGTTGATCATCTTTTCAAGTTGTCTCTGTGCTGGTCTTGCAACCTGCTCCTTAAAGGTGCGATCCTGTGCAAGTGCTGCTGCAATAGAACCAGAATCGCCACCTCCAAGTTTAGACAGTGGCACCTGATGTGCTACTAGGATATCATCACGGTTTTGCTTACGATACTCTTTAAATGAGCCGTCCTGTATACCGTCTTCGATGGGCTCCATCTTAAATTCGACTTTGTTATTTTCGCTATCACCTGGAAGTGGAATATATAGCGTTCTGTGTGACTGCCCTCTGAGATTTGTCTGCAAGAATCGGAACATCTTATCTTCTGCATCTCCAGAAAGTTTTGCACCCTTTAGTGTTACAACGTATCTTGGAACTGCCTTGTTTGCAAAGTAGTCAATATTGTATTGTGAAGCAAGTGAGTCTCCATGAAGTGAGTTGATAGCCGACATGATGTCTGGCACTCCGTAGAATGTGTTGAGAGGTGAGTACTGCTTAAAGTGAATAATCTCGTTTGGTCTAGCATCTGTTGTTAGTGGATTTTGATTCTTTGCCCCAAAGTTACGGAAGTAAACAATCTTATTTCCAATGATTTGTACATAACCATCTTTCAGTCTTCGTACTCGCATGGTTGTTGATGGTATGTGTCCAACGTATCCAATTTCTCCACGAGTTGTTCTTCCAATTTCAAGATAACCATTTCCAGTTGACTGTAGGTCTGTGTAAACCTTTTCCATTGTGGCTGTAAATGAGTCATCGTCATTAAGTGACTCTAGCCAGTCTCTTGCTTCAATCTTTGTTCTTTCAATTCTTTTTCTTGCCTTCTGTGTTGCACTGTTATCTTCTGATGACTCAAGTCTCATCATTGTTCTTTGAGAAACCTTGAACTCATAACCAAGACCAACGATGTTCTCTACCTTAGCATCAATTGCTGCGTGGTTTGCAAATGAAGTATCGTAGTAGTTTGCTAATTCATAAAGGTTCCATGGTGGTGTAATGACATCGAACATTCCATAGCCGTTTACATATACTAGTCCTGGGTTGATCTCTTTTGATTGTGCTCCATCAATACCGCTTTTTCCAGCAAGTGCTGCAGTTGTATATTGTGTTGTTGGTTCAACCATTTTAGTTGAAGATCTGCTGATGCGTCTTTTAAAATTTGCTTCTAGTCCGTCAAGAGATTTTAGTGTATCCCAGTTACCACTAAATGGATCTGACTTTGAGAATGTGTCATCCTTCTTTATTGGATCATCAATTCTTGCGTAGATTTCATAATCGTTGTCTTCCATGATTACTCCTCATCCCCATATTTAGCAATAGTGTCTTTGGCTGCTTGTACTGCTCCAAGGTCATTTAGAGAAGGGATAAGTCCAGCATTTAGCCTATCAACTTGCTCAGAATACTCTTCTTCAGAAACTCTTGTTAGTCCTGGAACAAACACGCATGTGCCATCTCCTGGATCTCCATAATACATTGCAGTCTTTTTTAATTCTGCCATTCTAGAAATATCGTTTTTATCTGAAGGAATATTAAGCACAGAGCCGTTCCCATCTGTAAACCATTTGCCATTTGCCTTCTTGTACACATAAAGGCCCCAGTCATAGTTCTTTTCAATGACCTGTCGTCTTACATTCTTTACAATCGGTTCACCAGTTTTTGGGTTTATTAAGGAATCCATATCCATAAGTATACCATATTAAACTGGATCGACAACGTATTTGACCCAGTTAACATCCGTATATACAGAATATCCGTAATTCTTTAACGATACAGGTATATCATCCCCTACAATCAACTTATTGGTTCCTGTATAACTCTTATAAACCTCTGCTGGATTGACACCATAATAACTAGTTTCTGCCAAAACAAGAACCTTATTCCAGTTAAATGAAGGAGAATCCCAAAACTCCCAATCTAGGACAGACCCAGACAATACCTTTACTCTAAACCAGGGTCTGTCTGAAACGTTCTGAACCTCCTGCAGGTTTGTTGACTGGTAATATGAAATGCTATTAAATAGTAGTGGCCCTGTTAATCTTATGGCCCCCTCGAAAGATGAGAACACTAGGCTATCTGCAAAACTTATACCCAAGAATCCCCACTCCTGAAGACTCAGCACTGGCTCTTTAACAATCTTTCCGTTCCAATAAAAACCTATACCATTCTGGACTAGGCCAGTCTTTGCATCAATTGCATAAATTTTTGCTCTTCTTCCACTTGGGTCACTTGCAACCATGTAGAACTTTATGTATGAATCTTTGCTTTCTATTTCAAATATTTGTGTAGGTGCGTAAGGGAAGTACTCTCCATCAAATCTAATTGCCATCTGCATTGCAATTGCCTTAAAGTCATTTGCTCTGCTGCTATTGATTGGAATTAAAAGACCCCTGTTTACTAGAGGATCATGTTTTCCTCTCACCTGTATTCCACTTGTTTTAGTCAAATACAAATAGGAAGATGAGCCATTATATATTGAAAACGGATTTTGTTTTTTGAAGTCATAATATATTCCTGTTTTTGTATAAGGATAAATAGGAGTTCCAAACCTTGTTCCAATTGGGCTGGCATCAGATTCATTCAATGCCTGTGATGCATAAGAAAGTTTTTTAATAATAACATTTCCAATATCTGAATCTTTAACGTTCATGTCAATATGTGTCACAATAGATAGATCGTTAAAGTCCACTCCAGAAGGTGGATAGATAATCATGTTGTCTACAACCTCATACTTTGTTGTCATCCAGTCTGAGCCTGGTGTTAGGATTCCGTTTCTAGAAGGTCTCTCTGTTTTTGTAAAATAGAATGGGGTTGCATTTGCTCCTAATTTAGTATACTGAAAAGTTACATAACTTTTTACAATTGCCCCGTCCGTGTCATACCTATAGTCTTTTGCTATTTTATTTTTAAGATCTTCATAATCGTTATAGCCAGTAAATAAGTAATTATCCAGTGACTCATAAGTTCTTTGAACTGGCAATCCGTACTCGCTTGCAAGTTCTGCATATGTCCAGTCAACTGGCTCAGTTTCTATTGCGATTGTTTTTGATGGTACTGGATAGTCAATATTAAACTGAATAAAATCAAGGTCAAAATACTGGTCTCCCCTTTTATCAATAACAGACTCAGCAAAATAAGTTAATGGAATCT